GATGCTGCTTGGAAAGAACAAACAATTAAGAACACATCTCTTAGACAGTTTACTCAAGAATTTGAATGTGAATTCCTAGGATCGGTTGACACATTAATCTCTGCTGCCAAACTCAAAGCACTAGTATTTGAAGAACCTATTACTAGAAACAAAGGTTTAGATGTTTATGAGAAACCAAAAGAAAAATCAGAATACTTAATGACAGTAGACGTTAGTCGTGGCATCGGTGGCGACTATTCTGCTTTCATCGTATATGATATTACAACTGTTCCTTATCGTATTGTAGCAAAGTATAGGAACAACGAGATTAAACCTATGTTATTCCCGAGCGTTATTAATGACGTTGCTAGGGGATATAATAACGCTTGGGTTTTGTGTGAAGTAAATGACATTGGAGATCAGGTAGCGTCTATTTTAAACTTTGATCTAGAGTATCCTAACGTTCTTATGTGTGCCATGAGAGGACGTGCTGGACAAATTGTAGGTCAAGGATTCTCTGGTAACAAGACCCAGCTTGGAGTCAAGATGAGTATCACTGTTAAGAAGGTTGGTTGTGCCAACCTCAAGCAGATTATTGAAGATGACAAACTAATCTTTAATGACTATGATATCATCAACGAACTGACAACCTTTATTCAGAAGAAACAATCTTTTGAAGCAGACGATGGATTCCATGACGACCTCGTGATGTGTATGGTTATTTTTGCTTGGTTAGTTCAGCAAGACTATTTCAAGGAGATGACAGATAATGATATCCGTCAAAGAATTTATGAAGAACAGAAAAACCAGATTGAGCAGGACATGGCTCCATTTGGATTTATTACTACAGGTCTTGAGGGTGACGAGGGTTTTGTAACCGATGGTTCTATTTGGTATGGTGACGTACAAGAAGAAGTAGGATATATGTGGGACTACCGCTAATGGATTTAGAAGATCAATTTTCTCTAGATCATCTTCTCTTTAAAGAAAGAAGATGTAGAACATGCCATAGAGTAAAAAGTTTGATGGATGAATATTATTTAACCCATAAACAAAATCGAACATTGATGTCATCATATTCGTATGAATGTAAAGAGTGTACTATAAAAAGAGTTATTGCCAGTAGACTAACACCTAAGAATTTTGACAAATGGGAGTATCCTGACTGGTAGTGTGTTCACGTATTGTTTTCCCGCTTGAAGTGGAGAAAATAATAAATAATTTCAGATCTAATCTGGATACCTACAGGAGAACATAACATGGCAAGTCTTATCTCGCCTGGTATTACTATCAAAGAACGTGACCTATCTAACGCTGTAGTTACAAATGCTCTTGCCATCACTGGAGCCTTTGCTTCTACCTTCGCTAAAGGTCCCGTTGGAGAGATTGTAAACATCAGCAGCCAAAAAGAATTACTAGATACATTTGGCAAGCCCAACTCAAACAACGCCGAAGACTGGTTTGTCGCTTCGGAATATTTAAACTATGGCGGCAGACTCGCTGTTGTACGTGCCGCTACTGCTGGATTAAATTCTGCTAATAGTGGCAGCAATGCTTCATTGCTTATCGAAAATCAAACAGATTTCGAATCAACTTCTCTTGGCGAAGACTTTGTTGCTAGAACCCCAGGCGCTTGGGGCAACGCACTAAAAATTATTGTTGCCGACAGAGGTGCTGATCAAATCATCACTTTGGCATCTGCTCCCAGCAACGCTCCAGTTCCAGCAGGTGCTGTAACATTTAATCTTGCTGGTGGCGGAACAGCTACTGCCGAAGTTGTTTCATATGCTAATCAAGTTCTCACTGTTATTCTAGACGACGCTGATGTCTTAATCAGCGAAGCAGACACTCTAGATGATGGAGCAGCTGCTGATGTATCCATCACTTCAGTTTCTGATTGGTGGTCCAATACAGAAGTTGGCGGAATTGCTCTTTCAGCAATCGGTCCTCGCCCTGGCACTTCTGAGTATGCTGCTTCTAAAGGCGTCAAGTATGACGAACTTCACGTCGCTGTTGTTGACGCTACTGGTGCTATCACTGGTACTGCCAACACTGTCGTAGAAAGACTAACATACCTTTCGAAGTTATCTGATGGCAGAGGTGCTCAAAACAACATCAGCTATTACAAAGATGCTGTTAATGAGTTTTCTGCTTACGTCTACAGTGGCGGCGGTTTAAACGGCACTCAGGCAGCAAGTTCAACAAATGCTGGCGAAAGCTGGGGTCAAGATTCTTCCGTTGTTAGTGCTGGCACAGGTTCCTTCAAACTTGGTCTTGGATTAGCAATTCCTCTAACTAACGGCGTTGATGATTATTCCTACTCTTCTTCAGAAATTGATGCTGCTTACGATGTATTCCTAGAAACAGAAGAAGCAGAAATCGATTTCGTCCTAATGGGCGGAAGCATGGCAACCGAAGCAGATACCAAACTTAAGGCTGCTTCTGTAATGGCAGTTGCTCAAACTAGAAAGGATTGTATCGCTTTCATCTCTCCTTGGAAAGGTACTCAAGTTGGAACTTCTGGTGCTCTAAACAGATCAACCCAGAAAGTTAAGACCATTAACTTCTTCAACGCTCTATCTTCAACATCATACGCCGTGTTTGATAGTGGTTATAAGTACATGTATGATCGTTTCAACGATGTATATCGTTGGGTTCCATGTAACGGCGATGTCGCTGGTCTTTGTGTTTCAACTTCCGCTTCGTTGGATGATTGGTTCTCACCAGCTGGCACTAACCGTGGTGGTTTAAGAAATGCTGTTAAGTTGGCATTCAACCCAACACAAGCAGATAGAGACGAACTTTATCAAGCTAGAATCAATCCTATTGTTTCTTTCCCTGGCGCTGGTGTCATTCTATATGGTGACAAGACTGCTCTTGCTTCACCTTCTGCTTTTGATAGAATCAACGTTCGTCGTTTGTTCCTCAATGTTCAGAAGAGAGCAGAAGAACTTGCTAAGGGAGTTCTATTCGAACTTAACGATGCTACTACAAGAATCGGATTTGCTTCGGCTCTAAATTCGTATCTCTCCGAGGTACGAGCAAGAAGAGGAGTTACCGACTTCCTCGTTGTTTGTGATGAATCAAATAACACTCCATCCGTAATTGATCGTAACGAATTTGTTGCTGAAATCTACATCAAACCAACACGTTCTATCAACTACATCACTGTTACCTTAACGGCGACTAAGACTGGAGTTGCTTTCAGTGAAGTTATCGGTGCTTGATATCATAAACAAACAAGAGGTAAAAAACGATGGCAACTAGAATTAACGAATTTATTTCGAATATTGGACAGGGCGTAAAGCCCAATATGTTCTCCATTGATATTCAATGGCCCGCTGGCGGTTTCGCTGGCGGAAACCCAACAGACTCAACCGAGAAAGATTTAATCAACGTTCTCTGTAAGTCTGCTGCTCTACCTGCTTCCAACTTGGGAGTAATCGAAGTTCCTTTCCGTGGTAGAACTGTCAAGATCGCTGGTGATCGTACCTTCGATACTTGGACTGCTACCTTCTTCAACGATAAGGACATGAAGATTCGCTCTTATTTCGAGCAGTGGTTAGAGTCAATGAACACACACGAGGGCAACTTTGCTCCTCTCTTTGTTCCTAACCAGAGCGAAGGTTATATGTGTGATGTTAAAGTTAAGCAACTTGAGAAGCATAACGTTGAGGGCGGTCAAGTCCTTAGAGAGTATGTTCTCAAACATGCTTTCCCAACTAACGTTTCTCAGATTGATCTTGGTTACGATAGCAACGATCAGGTTGAAGAATTTACCGTTGAGTTCCAGTATTCATACTGGTTCGCTCAAGCTCCTACATCTAGCAACCTAGATGCTGGCAGCAGCGGTAGAGAAGGAACCTCGAAGTTGGTCGAACTTTGATCTAATAAATAGATCTATAGGAACATAGATCTATTGAAATGAGTCAACTTTTTGGTTTTATCATCAATAAGAGTGGGGGGGATAAGGGACAATCCCCCGTCCCCCCTAACGAAAATGACTCCCTAGCCACAGTGGCGGGGGGTTATTTTGGTACTTATGTGGATGTTGATGGCTCTCAAGGTAAGAACGAATACGAACTTATCAAGAGATATCGTGATATGGCATTACACCCAGAGTGTGATTCTGCTATTGATGAAATTGTAAATGAATTTGTTGTCAGTGATGCTGACGATTCTCCAGTAGAAATTGAGTTATCTAATCTCGATGTTAGTTCTGGAGTAAAGAAAAAAATTAGAGACGAGTTTAATCACGTCAAAAAACTTTTAAACTTCGACAAGAATGCTCACCAAATTATTAGAACTTGGTACATTGATGGTCGTACATACTATCACAAAGTTGTAGATTTAGACAACCCCAGAAAGGGTATTCTTGAACTACGTTACATTGATCCACTCAAGTTACGTAAAGTAAGACAAAAAATTAAATCACCAGAATCATCTTCACAACTAGCAAAAGGAACTGCTCTAGAATATGATTGGGGCGATTATGTAGATTATTACATCTACAACCCCAAAGGATTTGCCAACAACATTAGTGTAAATGCTACATATGATTATGCTTCCTCCAACGGAATCAAGATAGCAGCAGATTCTGTCGCTGCTTGTACATCTGGTCTAACTGATCTCAATAAAAAACAACCTTTAAGTTTCTTACACAAAGCAATCAAGTCTCTCAATCAACTCCGTATGATTGAAGATAGTCTTGTTATCTACAGATTGTCCCGTGCTCCCGAGCGTAGAATTTTCTACATCGATGTCGGCAATCTACCTAAGGTAAAAGCGGAGCAATACCTCCGTGATGTGATGGGTAGATATAGAAACAAACTAGTTTATGATGCTTCAACAGGAGAGATCCGTGATGATAAAAAGCATATGTCAATGCTTGAGGACTTCTGGCTTCCTCGTCGTGAGGGTGGTAGAGGAACTGAAATCACTACACTCCCAGGCGGTCAAAACCTTGGTGAACTCAAGGATGTTGAGTATTTCAAAAAGAAACTTTACAACTCACTCAACCTACCACCTTCCCGTCTTACGGATGACAACAAAGGGTTTAATCTTGGTAAGACCACTGAGGTTCTTAGGGATGAACTTAAGTTTGCTAAGTTCATCGGCAGACTACGTAAAAGATTTGGAGAACTATTCCACGATATTCTCAGAACTCAACTCATTCTCAAAGGAGTAATCGCTCCAGAAGATTGGGATGACATGGAAGAGCATATTCAATATGACTTCTTGTTTGACAATCACTTCAATGAACTGAAGGAACAAGAAATGATGTTACAGAGAATTGCTCTAGTAACACAGATGGATCCTTTTGTCGGTAAGTATTTCTCTGTCGATTATATCCGCCGTCAAGTGTTGATGCAAACCGAGAAAGAATTCAAGGAAATTGATAAGCAAATGAAGGGAGAAATTGCTTCTGGTCTTGCTATTGATCCAGCACAAACAAACATGCTAGATACAATGACGGCACAAAACACAGCGTTCCAACCAGAGATTGGTGAGATTCAAGCACAAGATTCTGCTGAAAGAGAAGCATCTGCTGCTGATGACAATGTAGACCGTGAAGTTGACAAAGCAAAGCGGATGCCAAAACCACCAAGTTCTAATTCTAATAAATAGTTTATAACCTGAATTTAAATTATGGATGACCAATCGCTTGACGCTCAAGTTTTAGATATTGTCAACTTAATTGCTGACAAGAAAAGAGCGGATGCTTTAGATAAAATTGATGACATTCTTTTTGCTAAAGCATCAGAAACAATTGATACATATAAAAAGACTGTTGCTTCAACATACTTCGATGAACCAACGGGAGAACCCACGGAAGAACAATGAAACTAATTACAGAAACTATTGAATCTATCAAGATTCTAACGGAAGATAATAACGGAAAG